GTCCAGTTACACTAGGGTTAAAACTTGCTATCCATTCCCCTTTAGTAAACATTTTATTTTATCTCCTCCCTTATCTTCTTTAACCTCTCAACCTCATCATCTTCAATAATGAAATACCAGCCAACTCTCTTGGCTTTGAGCGTTCCTCGGAGCATCCAGTAGTGAACCGTCTGTTTAGTTACTCCGAAGATATGAGCTACTTGTGCTACTGTTTTCATTTTACCTCCTTTATACTTTCCTTTATAGCGGTATATATTCTGTCTGAAGCTACCTTACGAAAGTTCTCGGATGCGTCTGTTCTTCTGTCGTAAAGTTCAACCCAGCGTGCCTCACAATCTTGGTGAGCCTTAAGGACGGCTTCTTTGATGTCCATACCAGCTAATATGTAAGGCTTGGCATAGAACGCTACTCCTTGTATCCACTTTTCCTCTTTTGTCATTTCCTTCCCTCCTTAACTTTATTTACCTTAACACCTGATGACTGAGCAGGAGCGGAGAAGCTTTGCTTTTCGGGGGTTGCCTATCCTCTTTTTCAAGGAAGCTCTGCATCATCGCCTGTCCGCTTATCTCGACTACTCCTACCCAGTATTCAGCTGCTAAGGTGCTTTAACTTGATAACCTTATTATAAAACAATCATATTAAACTTGTCAATAGCCTAAGGGCTGTTTGAGCACTTTTTATCATTTTCTCTAGCTTTGAGACCAAGAAAAATGGCTAAAACTAAACTAACTAAAGAAAGATATGATGCTATCGTTAAGCTTATCGGTGCTGGTAACTATACTATTAGGGCCTGCCAGGCCGTCGGTATAGGTAGAACAACTTATGATGACTGGCTCAGGCGTGGTGAAGCTGATGAAGGCCAAGGCGTAGAGAGTATATATCGTTCATTCCGTGGTGATATAAAAAAGGCAGAGTCTGATTCCATAGCTAAGAATGTAGCTCTTATAGGGGAAGCTGCGAAGAAGGAATGGCAAGCAGCTGCCTGGTTGTTAGAGCGAAAATATCCCAAAGAATGGGGACGGAGAATAGAGTTAGGAGTAGATGAGAGCAATGTTGTCCGATTACTCACTGAGATAAAGAACGCAAGCCTGGCCGAAGCTGAATCCCCTAAGCTATTAGAGGCTGAAAATGGGGGGTATAACAAAGAACTTGATGTAAGTATCGAGTGAGCACTTTAAATGTAAATAAAGGGAGGGTTAATGCCACAAAGTAAAGAAGCACACAGGGAATATATGAGGCTATGGCGAATAGGTAGGCCTGTATCTATAAAGGAATATAGGAACATATATAAAGGGCGTTATTGCCATGTTTGTGGATATTCTCGTGTGGTAGATGGGCATCACTTGGATGGCAATCACGATAATGATGAGGAAACTAACTTGTTAGACCTTTGCCCTAATTGCCACGCTTTGGTAACACGCAGGCTAGCCTCTTTGAACGAACTATTAGAGGAGGGCGACTATGTCGTTGAAGGGGTCTAACAAGACAGAATACCAGCGGGAGTATATGAAACGTAAGCGAGCACAGGGTCTAACAGCTGAGGGTGTAAAAAGCCAGGGTCTAACAGCGCCAGAGAAGCACCTGGTTGCGATGTTGTTAGACCCTGTCAAGAGGAAGAAGTTACAGGGGATATGCGATGCATTCGCCGACTCGCATTACCCTGAGTATATCCATGGCATCTTCATGGGTCAGGTATGCTTTGGCAATATGCCTGGTCTCTTACAGGCTACTGCTAGCTTTGTTTAGCTTTGCCACTTCGCACAACACACATTTTGCGACATAGATTAGCTACGATTAGAACACTTTGACAATATTTCATTAGAACACCCATTCCCAAAGAGAGGTAGTCAAGCTAACAGGGCAGGCAGGGATATGCTGGCAGAGTGGGCATAGGGGGGTAGGTAGGCAGGTAGTGGGCCAGTCCATCGCCCAAACCCAAGGCACTGCCCCTATATTATTTAATGATACCCGTCTCTCTGCAAAATGAGTTTTAGGCTTATTGACATAACATCTTGAAACATAATAAATCCCGTGGTATAATGAAGATATGGACAAGAGTGAATTAAACATAAAGATGCTTGAGAAGGCGGTGGAGATACAAGCAAGCGCTCCAAAGAACAGTTTTGGGTGCTATAGTCTAAATGGTGAATACGAGATAAACAGGGATGCCGCAGGTCATCTTTGGGTTGATGCACCAGAGGGTATTGTCTGGCTACCCACGCAGGGTGATTTGCAGGGGATGAGTGGATTGGATTGGTGGGTTTTTGATGAATATTGTATTGCGACTGATAATCGCTGCGGTGTGTATGCGGAAACTAAAGAGCAAGCTGGCATTCAAGTTGTAATGAAAGAGAAATACAAAAAGATATGGTCTGGAGAAGATTGGATAGACTCTAGCTGATATATTATTTAGTTTAGATTAGGACGGAGCTTTTTTAGGCTCCGTTTTTTATTATCAAGAAATTTAGGCTTCCAGCTTGAAATCATAAATAAGCTGGTTAAGGGTAAGGGGTGGGCTATCAAAGGTTAATCTAAAGGAATTGTAATGATAATAGCAGTTTGCGGACATACACTTGAAGACATAAAAGACGGCGCGGAGCTGACTATAAAGGAATACACGGGCGATTTGAAGAAATGCCTTTGTTATGGTCTTTATTGCCAGGAGTGTGCTGCCTTTTATCGCAGGAAAGGTTATGCATTAGAGGATAAAAAGGCTGAAGAAGAATGGTTAATGACTTAACAGAAGCAGAAGCTAAGAGGTTCTGGGATATAAATCAAGCTAAGTTATTTAAGATTTTAGGGTATGAACCAACGACCGCAGAGTGGGCTATCCATCGTTTTATAAGTAGGCTTAAGCTAATAGCCGGTGGGATACGTGGAGGCAAGTCGCTAGTTAATGTAAGGGAGTTAGTAACTGATTGGTTTTGTAATATAGATAAGCCTAATAAGCTTTATTGGCTATTGGGTAAAGATTATGAAGGCACTCGGGGGGAGTGGGAGCATCTTGTGGAGGATTTCAAGAAGCTGGCGATGTTGGCAAGTCCTCCCACAAAGAACATTGACCCTGGGTTGATGCTGTTGAAGGATGGGACAAGGATAGTTACCAAATCAGCTATGTATCCCGAGAAGATCGCCACAGTAGCACCTGACGGGATTCTGATTTGTGAAGCAGCGCAGGTAGATTATGAGATTTATTTAAGGGCTAAGGAAAGGTTAGCGGAGAAGAGGGGCTGGCTCTGTATGGCGGGAACATTTGAAGGATCGCTGGGATGGTATCCAGAGTTGTTTACCAGGTGGCAGGCATATAACGAAGAAGGCGCAAAGTCCTTTTCACTACCTACCTGGAGCAATACAGTAATATTCCCAGGTGGCAGGCAAGACCCTGAAATTATAAGGGCAGAGCTAAGGGAAACACCTGAGAGGTTTGCTGAGAGATATGGGGGCGTTCCCTGCCCACCCACAGGGCGTGTTATTAAGGAATTCAGCAATGAGATTCATGTTGGGCATTATCCGTTTGACCCTGAGCTACCCGTAGAAATAGCGGTAGACCCTGGCTGGCGTTGGGCTTATGCAGTTGTAGCGATACAGAAGTGGGGAGAGCAGATTGTCCTTATTGATGAGATTTATGTGCAGGGGCTTGGTCATAAAGACGTTATCCTTATGGCTACTAAAAAACCTTGGTGGAATGCTGTTATTGGCGGAGCGATTGATATAGCAGCCACACAGCATCAAGGTGAAGAACCCGTAATAGACATTTGGGGTGCCCCCAGGGGAAAGGGTGGAGCTAATATATGGCTACGAACTAAGAAAGTAACCAATGTCGAGGATGGGATAGACCTATTAAGGGTATATCTAAAACAGCACCCAGTTACAGGTGCGCCTGGAATATTAGTGAATTCCTCCTGCAAGGGTTTCATAGCTGAGTGTGGTGGAGGCAAGTCTCCTATAGATGGTATGGGCATGTGGATGAGAGAACCAAACACGCTCAAGGCAATAGATAGAAATAATCACGCAACCAAAGCTGTAATTTACTACCTGATAAATAAATTTGGATATTTAGGGAGGGAATCAACACCAATGGCAGGCAAAATAAAAATAGTGAGGAATGTGCCACCTATGACATTCGTGAGGACATGATGGAAAAAGAGACATTAACGATAGATAAAATCCTAGCTAAACTGGGGCAAAGGAAAGCCTATTATGGCGAATTGCATAAGCAGCAAAAGGATATTGATGAATATTATGAACTGACCTTTAAGGCTGGTGTGCCCAAAATCTATAGCCAGGTAACGCCTCCGACTGCCAGGGAGTGGATAGATATTGGGGTACGGAATTTCACATTAGATAACCCCAGAGCCAAAGTCCCACAACGAGGACATAGCGAGGCAGCCAGAAAGAGAGACGCTATCCTGGAATCATTTTATAACTATTGGCTTAAAACGATAATCCTGCAAATAAAGGATGGAGCCAAGAAGTTGCCATTAAGGGGCGAGGTATTTATAAAGGTAGAACTAGATGACACTTATTATGGGGTTGATTTGGAGAAGATGGGGGAAAAGGAAAAGGAGAGGTTTGAGGAAAGGAGGTTATTTCACTTCCCATTGATAGTAACGGTTGTTGACCCTATAAACGTTTATGCTTCGCCAGCACATAATGGCTTGCGACCTGTGGATGTTATTGAATCCTACAATATGACGGTTGCTGAAGCCTTGAATTTATGTGAGATGAGAGGGTGGAAGTGGAAGACTAATAAAAAAGAGAGCGACACGGTTGAATGGACAAGCTACTTTAGTGATAAACACCGTTGTTTTCTAATTGATAAGGAGCCCGTTCTTGACCCTCCAGTGCAGTCTAACTTCCTCGATTTTTGCCCCTATGTTCACGCAGCGGCTGGTTGGGGGCAAACAAGCTATGAGGGAAAGCCAGAATATCTTTATCGCTCAATCCTCTACGGCAAGCAGGATATGCTAAAGCTAGAGTCAAGGGTTCTCTCGCAAACAGATACACTTGTGGGCCGATATGCGTGGGAGAGATATAAACTACAAGGGCCAAGTCTGGATGTAATAAAGCAGGTATATCCCGACCTTAAGGTTTCAACAAACCCCGATGAGCCAATTTTAGAGACAGACCAGGTGAAGGTTGAAATCCTGAAGGGTGATAGCCCGCCTCCTGGTATCTTTCAAGAATTAGCAGTGGTATCGGCTTATGCGCAGCCTCCGCAGGTTTTGTCTGGAATGCGACCCACGGGCGTATATAGTGGACAGCACCAAGAAAGCCTAATGGCCTCTGCCAAGCCAATCTACAAGGATGTGTTTAAGAACTATGAAGATGCTTTGGGTGTTGTGATGGGGATGGGTGCAAGGATAATTGAGAAAGTTTATCAGCATCCCATAGCTTTCCCTAATGGAGAATTAAAGCCTGAAGATGTGGATGAGCATTATGATTGTGAAGTCCAGTTATTAGCAGAACCGCCAGAAGCTACAGATATGAGGAAGACGCTCGGCGCTAACCTGCGAAAGGGTGGAAGTATCAGCCTTATAACAGAACTCACAAAATACCACGATATGTCAAAGGAAGAAGCACTGGATGAACAAGCCGAGCTTATTGCAGAGCAGGCCATGAGCCAACCAGGAGCCTTAGAGGGCACTACCCATGATGCG